TTTATAGGTAATTTATCACAAGCATTGGTATATAATACAACGTTGTCATCAACTGATATAACAACAAATTTTAATGCCACAAAATCTAAATACGGATTATAATATGAATGAATTGAATAAAAACTTATCTGATATATTTGACGTAACTCCTATTGAAGAAGTTAAAAAACAAAAACTTCCTACTGTGGCAGTCAAATATAATAAACCAGACATCGATGAAGATTTAGGTGATGCGTATCAGCAATCAAAAGAAAATCTTCAAGGTATTATTGACCAAGGCAAAGAAGCTATGGAAGAAATACTTAACATAGCCAAAGCAGGCCAACACCCTAGAGCATTTGAAGTTTATGGTGGTATACTTAAAAATATGGTAGATGCCAATAAAGAATTATTAGCAATTCAAAAACAAATGCGAGAGATGGACAAAAAGAAAGAAGTAAATAATACCACAATAGACAAAGCAATTTTTGTTGGTTCTACTGCTGAACTTGGTAAATTACTAAAAGACAATGGCCACAAGTAAACAATCATACCGTGATAATCCTTTACTCAAAAGAGTAGGAATTAAACAGAGTTATACACAAGAGCAATTTGATGAGTATGTCAAGTGTGCTCAAGACCCCATCTATTTTACCAAATACATTAATATTATTACACTAGATGAAGGTCTAGTGCCTTTTAATATGTACGATTTTCAAAAAGATATGATTAATACTTTTCATGATAATCGTTTTAGTATTGTTAAATGTCCTCGACAAGTTGGTAAAACTACTACTGCTGTTGCCTATTTACTTTGGACAATTTTGTTTAAAGATTCTCAGACTGTTGCCGTTCTTGCTAACCGTGGCGGTACTGCTCGTAGTATTCTAGGTAAGTTACAATTAGCCTATGAAAATCTACCTATGTGGTTACAACAAGGTGTTGTGGAATGGAACAAAGGTCGTATTGAATTAGAGAACGGTTCTGTGATTGTTGCGGACTCCACATCCAGCTCAGCATCACGTTCTGGTTCTTTTAATATTGTGTTCTTAGATGAGTTTGCTTTCGTACCTTCTAATATTGCCTATGATTTTATTACCTCAGTTTATCCTGTGATTACTGCTGGTACTAAAACAAAAATTATTATTGTATCTACACCAAACGGTATGAATTTGTTTTACAAAATTTGGAATGATGCAATTAATAAGAAAAACAATTATACTCCATTTGAAATTCATTGGTCCATGGTTCCAGGCCGAGATGAAGAATGGAAAGAAGAAACGATTAAAAATACTTCTGAACACCAGTTTAGGCAGGAGTTTGAAACTGAATTTTTAGGTTCTACCAATACTCTAATTTCAGCCACCAAATTACAGCAATTAAATTATCAAACTCCAATTGCTGAGCATGACATGATGAAGGTGTATAAAGCCCCAATCAAAGGTAATGGTGAAAAAGAAAAAGAACATATGTACGCCATTATGGTGGACGTGTCAGAAGGTAAAGGATTAGATTCTTCCGCTTTCTCTGTAATTGATATATCAACTATGCCATACGAACAAGTGGCCACCTATAAGAGTTCTTCAATTTCTACATTGTTATTTCCAACAGAAATTTATAATGCTGCCAGACTGTATAATGATGCTTATGTTTTAGTAGAAATTAATAACACTCCACAAATTGCTGATATTTTACATTAAGATTTGGAGTATGAGAATTTATTTAAAGTATTTACAGGCAACAAAAAACCACAGCAATTATCTGCTGGTTTTGCCAGAGGTATTCAATTAGGTCTTAAAATGTCCACCCAAGTCAAAAGAATTGGTTGTTCAAATTTAAAAACCTTAATTGAAAGTAATAAGTTAATTATTAACGATTTTGATACTATTTCAGAATTAACAACATTTGTGGCCAGCAAGAGTTCTTTTGCTGCTGAAGATGATGCTAATGATGATATGGTTATGGGCTTAGTAATATTTGCGTGGGCAACCACTCAAAAATATTTTAGAGAAATCGTTGCTCACGATGTTCGTAAGACCCTTCAACTTGAAAATATGAATCAAATGGATGAGGATGTTCTACCGGCACCAGTTATAGAAAACGGGTTGGAACACGATTTTATTCTGGAAGGTGGTGATGTTTGGGAAAAAGCAGACTCAAACCAACCGTATGCACAATATTTTAAAGAATTTGGTCGGTAATCTCTAAATACGGCGTTACATAAATATCACTATGGTGTCATAACTGCCAAACAAATCATAATATCAAGGAGATAACAAATGGCATTTTCAATCTCTCCAGGCGTAACAGTATCCGAGGTAGACTTAACAACAGTCGTTCCTTCAGTACTAACTACGGCCGGTGCTTTTGCTGGAGCCTTTACTTGGGGTCCAGTAAACAAAATTATTCAGGTACCTAGCGAAATCGATTTAGTTAATCGCTATGGTTCTCCAGATTCTAACACATATCAATCATTTTTTACCGCTGCTTCATTCTTGGCTTATGGTAACAATCTTCAATTGGTTCGTGCTGCTAATAATACCGCTTACAATGCTTCTTCAAACACAGCTGCAGGATATACTGGCGTTCAAATTCAAAATAGTGATGTATTTCAAGCTTCTTATCTTAGCAATTTAACCAACGCTAATCTTTATGGTCCAGTTGTTGCTCGTTATCCAGGAGCTCTTGGAAATTCATTAACAATTTCTTTTCTAGATGCCGGATTAGCAAGTCAATTTTCTTCTTGGAACGTAAACGGAGTTGGAGTTTCTAGTTATTTTACTTCTGCTCCAGGTACTTCTGCTCAAGCAAATACTGCAGGCGCATCTAATGATGAAATTCACATGGTGGTTGTTGATACTGGTGGTTTATTTACCGGCACAAAGAATACAGTTTTAGAAGTATTTCCATTTATGTCTAAAGGTTCTGATGCAAAAGATCCATTAGGTAACTCAAATTATTACAAAAATTATATCTATAATAACTCTCGTTACATTTATGTAATTGATCCTCCACAATATGCTAATACAGCAATTACACAAGGAACTAGTTATTGGGGTCGTCCATTAGCAAATACAAATTATGCTAATTTAGGTAATAACGCTAGTACTGGTCCTAATTATATTTCTTTAATTAACGGTGCTGATGCTCAACCTTCTGACGCTGATTTGGCAACTGCTTATAATTTATTTCAAAATTCAGACGCAGTAAGTATTGATTTGGTACTAACAGGTGCCGCTTCTACAACTTTACAACAAAATGTAATTGATAACATTGCTAATTATCGTAAAGATTGTGTGGCCTTTATATCACCTCCATCAACTGCAGTTGTTAACCAATCAGGTTCTGAAGCTGCCAATATTACAACATGGAATAATTCATTAGGTCGTTCATCGTCTTATGTTGTTGCTGATTCTGGTTGGAAGTATATGTTTGATAAGTACAATAACGTATATCGTTGGGTACCATTAAACGGAGATATTGCCGGTCTTTGTGTTAATACTGATAATATTCGAGATCCATGGTGGTCTCCTGCTGGATTCAATCGTGGTAATTTAAAGAATGTTGTTAAATTAGCATGGAATCCAAACAAGACTTATCGTGATACAATTTATGCTTTAGGTATTAATCCTGTTGTAACTTTCCCATCAAACGGAACATTACTGTACGGCGATAAGACTCTACAAGCTAAACCATCTGCATTTGACCGTATCAATGTACGCAGATTGTTTATTGTACTAGAAAAAACAATTGCTCTTGCTGCTAAGTATTCATTATTTGAATTTAATGATGCCTTTACACAAGCACAGTTTGTTGCTTTAGTATCTCCATTCTTGAGGGATGTACAAGGTCGCCGTGGTATTCAAGACTTTAAGGTAGTTTGTGATTCTACAAATAATACTCAACAAGTCGTTAATGCCAACCAATTTGTTGGTGACATATACATTAAACCTGCTCGTTCTGTCAACTTTATTCAGTTAAACTTTGTTGCTGTTAGAACAGGTGTTGACTTTACAACAGTCGTTGGACAGTTCTAATAAATAAAGAATATAGGAGAAAACAATGACATTCAACGTAGCAGAATTTAGAGCAAATCTGGTTGGTGACGGAGCTCGTCCCAACCTATTTCAAGTAACATTAACGTTACCAACATTTGCTAATAATTCAACAGCAGCTGGACAAAAATTACAATTTATGGCAAAAACTGCACAACTGCCTGGTTCTACAATTGGTCAAGTGCCTTTGTATTACTTTGGTCGTGAACTTAAATTTGCCGGTAACCGTACATTTGCTGATTGGACATTACAAATTGTTAATGACGAAGATTTCTTAATCCGAAATTCAATGGAATCTTGGATGAATGCAATCAATACTCATGCTGGTAATTTGAGGACTGCGCAAGCACAAAATAACCAGACATACCAAGTAGATGCTTCAGTAACACAGTATGGTAAAAAAGGTGATGTACTCAATACCTACAAATTTGTTGGTATGTTCCCCGTAGATATTGCTCCAATTGATTTAGATTGGAGTTCAAATGATACTATTGAAGAATACGGTGTAACATTTGCATATCAATACTGGACTAATGCCGCAAGTACAGACTCAAACGGTTAATTATTATATAAGAGAGGACTTAGGTCCTCTCATCATGTTTTTTTGAATTGGAATAAAATACTATGGCAGATAACAAATTCTCTCTCTTTGGTTTTACAATTGCTCGGAAGCAGCGTGATGACGCTCAGACCGTAACACCATCTTTCACGCCTCCAAATAATGACGATGGCGCACTCACAATTACCTCCGCAGCATATTATGGTACATATGTTGACTTAGACGGTACTGCAAAAAACGAAGTAGAACTAATCTCACGTTATCGTGAAATGGCTATGCAACCTGAAATTGAGGCTGCCATTGACGATATTGTGAACGAAGCAATTTGCCAAGACGATGATGGTAAGAATATCAAAATCGTTATGGATGATTTACAAGTTTCAGAAAAAATTAAAAATGCCATCAAAGCGGAGTTTGCAACTGTTCTCCGTATGTTGAATTATAATAATTTGGCACAAGATATTTTCCGTAGATATTATGTGGATGGTCGTATGTACTACCACATTATTATTGACCGTGAAAAACCTACAGAAGGCATTAAAGAATTACGTTATGTTGATCCACGAAAATTGCGTAAGGTTCGTGAGATTAAAAAGAAAAAAGACGAACGCACTGGCGTGGAGATGATGAATGTTATCAATGAATACTATTTGTTCAATGATAAGGTTACTACTGGTTCTAGTAGCAATTTTGGTCCTGTTGGAGTCCGTATTACCACAGACTCCATTATCTCAGTTGTTTCTGGTCTCATGGATGCTCGCCGTGCCGTGGTATTGTCGTATATTCACAAAGCAATCAAGCCGTTAAATCAGTTAAGGATGATTGAAGATGCAACTGTTATCTATCGTATTAGTCGTGCCCCTGAGCGCCGTATTTTTTACATTGATGTGGGTAATCTCCCTAAGTTAAAGGCAGAACAATACCTCCGTGATATTATGGTAAAATACAAGAACAAACTTGTATACGATGCCAACACAGGTGAAGTTCGTGATGACCGTAAGTTTTTGTCAATGATGGAAGATTTTTGGTTACCTCGCCGTGAAGGTGGAAAAGGTACTGAAATTGCCACATTACCAGGTGGTCAAAATCTAGGCGAATTGGAGGATGTTAAGTACTTTGAAAAGAAATTATACAAAGCTTTAAACGTACCAGTTTCTCGTTTAAATCCAGAATCGTCAGGTTTTTCTCTTGGTCGTACCAATGAAATTACCCGTGACGAATTAAAATTTGCCAAATTTGTTGACCGTATGCGCAACAAGTTTTCTGATTTGTTTGACCAAGCATTAAGAGTTCAATGCGTACTTAAAGGTATCTGTAACGCAGAAGAATGGATTGAAATGAAGGAACATATTTACTATGACTTCATTAAAGATAACAACTTCACAGAACTTAAAGATGCAGAATTAATGAAAGAACGGTTGTCTTTGTTGTCCTCCGTAGACCCTTATACTGGTCGTTATTTCTCACAAAATTGGATTCAACAGAATGTATTGCGTTTAACTGATGACGAAATTAAGAAAATGCAAGAAGAAATTGATGAAGAAAAAGAGATGGGACTTGGTTTACCAGTAGGTGTTGGTAATGAAGTGGCACAACAGATGATGATGTCTAGTGTGCCAAAGCAGCCAGATAATCCGGCTGATGAAGAAGAAAATAAATAAATAGGTAACCATTATTTTGGAGATTAAAGAAATGTCAGATTATTCAACAAGAAATATCATTGATTATGCTATGGATCAAGATGGAGTAAAATTCAGAGAAGAACTTTATGGAGCAATCCACGATAAAGTTAATGCTCATATTGCGGCTGCTAAACAAGCCGTTGCACAAAACATTTTCCCGGATGAAGAAGAATCTGGTGAAGAAACTGATGGTACAGAAGAATAAATACCTAATTACAGAATAAACAAGGCAGAAAATGGCAAATAAATTCACATACCAAGTATTAAGAGATACTACAACAGATTCGGTTATTAAATTAACTGGAACTTTTGATAGTACAACTAATGAATTAAATACTCAACGCATACAAGCCAATTTGTTATCTGGTGCAATTGCTACTAACGGTTATTTACTTGCCAATTCAACCAGAGCATTTGCTAATACTTCATTGAACTATTATGATTTACAATTAACTGGTTTAAAATATTATGTAAACTTTCCATCAACATCACCATTAGGTTCTGTTGAATTATTTTTTAGTGGTGCAGGATCTAACACAGTTAACCAATATGCCAACTCAGCAACTATTTTCCATTTACAAGGCCAAGGCGAATTTGGTTTAGGTGAACAATTACCTTCTATTACCAATAACTCAGGTACAATCGCAAATGGTTATATTATTACAGCAAATACTGGTTGTGGAGATTTAGGTATTTCAACAACAGGTGCAACTGCAAATGCGGCATACACATTAATTGTTTCGTTGCGTAAAAATAACGCTCAGTATCAACGTGGTCAGTTTAATGATCCTGCTGCATTTAATTATGGTGAGTATAAGATATCTTCTCCATAATGTTTTCCTTTAAAGAATACTTATTAAATGAAGCAGTAGTACAAAAAGTTGGTAGAAAAAGAATTGTTAGGCTTCGTATAAGAAAAGGTAAAGTTCAAAGAAATAAAACCTTTTCTTCTGTACCTGGTTATACAATTCGTAGTGGTAAATTAGTCCGTATGTCGTATACAGAACGGAGAGATAGAAGGATGGCTTCTTCTATGAGTAAGTTTAAAAGAGCAGCAAAGATGAAACAAACAATTAGAAAAAGAAAAACATCTTTAAGAAAAAGAGGCGCATTAGGATTATGAAACTCATTAAAGAAATCTACGAAACGGTAAATTATATTACCGAAGGCACAGATGGTAAAAAAGAACTTTTTATTGAAGGTCCTTTTTTAGTTTCTGAAAAGAAAAACAAGAATGGGCGCTTGTATGAATTTGCCACGATGAAGAAAGAAGTTCATCGTTATACCGAAGATTACATTAATAAAAATCGTGCTTTTGGTGAATTAGGTCATCCTGATACTCCAACCATTAACTTAGACCGTGTATCACATATGATTGTTGGTCTTAGAGAAGATGGTACTCAATGGATTGGTAAAGCTAAAATTCTTGATACACCTATGGGACAAATTGCTCGCCAATTGATTGAAGGTGGAGCACAATTAGGAGTATCGTCAAGAGGTATGGGTTCGTTGAAAAGCGTTAACGGAGTTAATGTTGTTCAGAACGATTTTTATCTAGCCACAGCGGCTGATATTGTAGCAGACCCTTCCGCACCTGGTGCCTTTGTACAAGGTATTATGGAAGGCAAAGAATGGATGTTAGTAAATGGTGTTTGGACAGAGCAATATATTGAGGAAGCCAAGAAAGAAATTCGTCAGGCTTCTAGAAAAGATATTGAACAAGTAAGTCTACACATATTTGAAAACTTCATGAAAAAACTTTAAATATAAATATATCCAATAAATCAAGGAGATTTTCAAAATGGGAAAATTTAATCTGACCGAAGCCGCTAAAGATATTCTTTTAGGCGAAGGTTCCAAAGAAACATTTGATGCCAACATTGCATCAAAAAAATCACAACGTGGTGGCGAACACGCACCCCACGGTGAAGTTGGTGCTGACCGTTTACAGTCCAAGACTGCTTACGGTACAAATGATGCCGGCGAAATTGGTCAATCACCAGAGCGTGCTTTGGTTGACGAACTACCAGATTACACAAAAGGTGTTCCATCTGCAACTCCTCCTGGTGCCACTCCTCCACAAGGTAGTGAAAAAGATGGCGTTGGTATTACCAAAGCTACTGGTCCTCAAGACCATATGGGTCGTACTGATGTTATGCAACCAGCCAAGTCCGATGCAACACCTTACGAATCAATTCGTGACCGTATTGCCGGTAAATTAGCCCCACAAATGATGCAAGCTAACGCTGGCGCCACTTTTCAACAATACGAAAGTACAGATATGACTTCTGATATTGATGCACTCATGGAAGGCGAATCACTTTCCGAAGATTTTAAAGCCAAAGCAACTACAATTTTTGAAGCTGCTGTATTATCCCGTGTTGACGTAATTGTACAAGACGTTGAATCACAATTAATGGAACAGTTTGATATTGCTGTAGAGCAAATCAAAGAAGAAATGGCTTCCAAAGTTGATGACTACCTTAATTACATGGTAGAAGAATGGATGCAAGATAACGAAATTGCAATCGAGAAATCTCTCCGTGCTGAAATTGCCGAAGAATTTATGTCTGGATTGCGTGATTTGTTTGTTGAACACTATATCGATATTCCAGATGAGAAGGTTGATATTGTTGAAGAATTAGCTGCCAAAGTAGAAGAACTGGAAACTGCTTTGAATGAGCAAATCAACAAAGGTGTTGAACTAACAAAAGATTTAAGTGAACAGAAAAAAACAGAGGCTATCTACACAGCGTGTGAAGGCCTGACTCAAACCCAAGTAGAAAAATTAAAATCGCTCGCAGAGAACGTAGAATTTACTACTGATACAGAATTTCAAGCTAAATTATCCACTTTGAAAGAATCTTATTTCAAAGCTGAAGTTAAAGTAGCTGACGGTTCTGACCTAAACGAAGGCGTTGAAGTTGAAGAAGAAAAGAAATCTTACAAGAATTCCGATCCTTCAATGGACGTATACGCCAAAGCAATTTCTCAAACTCTGATTAAGTAATTAATCTTAATACATAAAAAAAGGAATAATAAAATGTATTTGACAGAAGAACTACAAAAGAAATGGCAACCTGTTCTGGAACATCCAGAATTAGATGCTATTAAAGACCCATACAAGAAGGCTGTTACTGCTCTTGTTTTGGAAAATCAACAACAAGCAATGCAACAAGACCGTTTGTCTATGGGTCAGTTGAACGAAGCATCTGCTACCGCTCCAACTAACGTTGCTGGTGGTGTTCAAAACTTTGATCCAATCCTAATCAGTTTGGTTCGCCGTGCTCTCCCAAATCTAATCGCTTATGACGTTGCTGGTGTACAACCAATGACTGGTCCTACTGGTTTGATTTTTGCAATGCGTGCTCGTTATCAGAATCAATCCGGTACTGAGGCATTCTACAACGAAGCCAACACAATCTGGTCTGGTCAAACTTCTGCTAATGGTCCTTTCAACAACTACGGCTTTGCTGGTAGTGTTGCAACCGACTCAAGCAATAGCGCTATTACAAACTTAGCTTCAAACCAGTTCACAACCGGTATTGGTCTACAAACACCAAACGCTGAAGGTTTAGGCGCTGATAGTGCTAACGTATTCCAACAAATGGCATTCTCAATTGAGAAGGTTACTGTAACTGCACAATCCCGTGCTCTAAAAGCTGAGTATTCTTTAGAACTCGCACAAGACTTGAAAGCAATCCATGGTCTTGATGCTGAAACAGAATTGTCAAACATTCTGTCTACAGAAATTCTTGCTGAAATCAACCGTGAAGTTATCCGTACAATCTACACTACTGCTGTTGTGGGTGCTCAGTATGGTACAGTTACTTCTGGTTATTTTGACTTAGATACAGACTCTAACGGTCGTTGGTCAGTTGAGCGTTTCAAAGGTTTGATTTTCCAAATCGAGCGTGATGCTAACGTAATTGCTAAGCAAACTCGTAGAGGTAAAGGTAACGTAATGATTGTTTCTTCAGACGTAGCTTCTGCAATGGCTATGGCTGGTGTTCTTTCTTACACTCCTGCTCTCCAAGCTGACTTACAAGTTGATGATACTGGTAATACTTTTGCTGGTATGCTCCACGGTCGTATCAAGGTCTATATTGACCCGTACTATGGTGGTTACACATCTAATCAAGAATTGGTAACAATTGGTTATAAAGGTTCTTCTCCTTATGACGCTGGTTTGTTCTATTGCCCATACGTTCCATTGCAAATGGTTCGTGCAGTAGACCAATTTACCTTCCAACCAAAAATTGGATTCAAGACTCGTTACGGTATGGTCGCAAACCCATTCGCACAAGCTTTGACACAAGGTAATGGTATCATCAATCCACGCTCCAACGTTTACTATCGTATCTTTGGTGTTAAGAACTTGATGTAATCAAAAAATCACCGTAGAGTGATATTTGAAAGACCACCTTAGGGTGGTCTTTTTTTTGGCTTATAAATAATAGTATGACAGCACTACTCAGAACTCCCCAAAACAATAATCTACTTCAACCGACCAAGTTCCTTATGGCGTTTGATAGGATTCCTAATGTACAATACTTTTGTCAAGCGGTAAATATACCTGGAATGCAGTTAGGTGCTGCGCCATTAAGTTTCCCTGGATTGGACGTAAATGCACCAGGTAATAAGATGATGTATAACCAGTTGGCTATGACGTTTACTGTTGATGAGGCGATGAAGTCATGGCAAGATATCCATTCTTGGTTCCGTTCCATTGCGTCTCCAACAGGCACGGATGAAAGGAATAGGTTGGCGGTACTACAAAGTGCCAGAAGTGGTAATAAATCATATTCAGACGCCACTTTAACTGTGTTATCAGCATTAAATAACCCTTTATTCCGTGTACGGTATTACAATTGTTTCCCTATTTCTTTATCGGATATTCAGTTTGATACTAAACAATCGGCAGATGATATTATTACCGCAGACAGTATATTCTTATTTGATTATTTTGACTTTGAAACGGCTTGACAATGTAACATAGAGTATGTTAAGATGTAAAATAGCGTGTTAAACTTTTGAAAATATTATGGAAAATTTAGAACAAGTATTAAAGTATTGGGAATCAGACGCAGATATGGACCAGACAGAACCTGGTAAAGAACTGTTAAAGATACCTAAACTCCACAACAAATATCTCAGTATTCTTACCAAACACAAAATTGCTTCAAAGAAGGCACATTTTGATTATCTCCGTATGCGTAAAATTCGGTTAGATTATTATGCCGGAAGATTAAGCAAAGAAGAACTAGCCGAATACGGATGGGAACCTTTTCAATTTGTACTCAAAACAGATATCAATGCATATCTTGAAGCTGATGTTGATTTAATTAAATTATTAGAAAAAAAAGTATACCACGAAGAAACGGTATCTGTTCTTGAATCTATCATGGGTGAATTAAAGAATCGCCATTGGGAATTAAAATCATTTATTGATTGGGAGAGATTCATTGGCGGACAGTAATTTAATAATTACCAAAAAAGATGAAGTATATGTAAAGATAACTTGCGAGAAACATATTGCTAAAGAGCTATCGGAGTTCTTTACATTTTTTGTTCCTGGATACCAATTTGTTCCTGCCTATCGTAATCGAATTTGGGATGGAAAGATAAGACTTTTTAACCTTCAAAGTTTTACTTTATACCGTGGTTTATTAAATTATGTGGAACAATTTTGTGAAGAAAGAGATTACGAATTTGAGTATGAAGGTGGTGTAGATGTTGAAGATGAATTTAGTTTATATCATGCCAAAAAGTTTTCAGAAGATTTGTACATACATTCAAATGGCAAACCAATTGAAGTAAGAGAACATCAGTTAAACGCCTTTGTTCATGCCATGCAAAAACGAAGAGCATTATTAGTTTCACCAACGGCATCTGGCAAATCTCTTATCATATATCTTATCTGCCGGCAATTACTGGATTACCAAAAACTAAAAGGTTTAATTATTGTGCCAACCACATCGTTGGTAGAACAATTGTACTCTGATTTTGGTGATTATTCAAGTGAGGTTGGATTCAAAAATTTTATGAATGTTCATAGAATATATCAAGGTAAAGAAAAAAAATCTAACAAACCTATTATTATTTCCACATGGCAGTCATTATACAAAATGCCAAAAGAATACTTTGAACAGTTTGATTATGTAATTGGTGATGAAGCTCATTTATTTAAAGCACAATCTCTTACTTCTATATTAACTAATTGTGTCAATGCCAAATACCGTATTGGCCTTACAGGTACATTAGATGGCACCAAAACTCATAAACTGGTGTTGGAAGGATTATTTGGTCCTGTTCGTAAAGTAATTACCACAAAAGAACTGATTGATGATAATAAGTTGGCTAAGTTTGAGATTAAATGCCTTGTATTAAAACATACCGATGAAGAATGTTTGGCGGTAAAAGACAAGACTTATCCTGAAGAAATAGACTATCTCATTTCACATGAGGCAAGAAATAAATTCATTAAAAATCTTGCAGTTAGCTTAGGTAAAAATACTTTGGTTCTTTTCCAAATGGTTGACAAGCATGGCAGAATCCTGTATGA